GCGGGCCGGCCCGCCATTGTAGGCAATGAGCGCCGCTTCCACGTCGCCGTCGTACCGCGTCAGCATCTTTTTCAGGTAATGCGCGCCATAGGTCCGGCTCACCTGGGGATTGAGCAGATGCTCCTTGAAGTCGGCATCTGACAGCTCCAGGGCGCCGCGGTCGTTGAGCTCCGAGGCGATCTCGCGCCCGGTCTCGGGCATGATCTGCATCAGCCCGCGCGCGCCCCTGGGCGAGACCACATTCGGATCGCCCGACGATTCCACCGCGATGATCGCGTCGATCAGACGGTTTGACGGCGCAGACAGGCGTTTGGGCTCTGAAGGCCGCACGCGCGACGCTTCCAGCCGTTCGATCTGGTCCTCGAGCCAGTCCCTGAGCTTGATGGGGTCCGCTTTTGCGACCAGCTGCCGGTAGATTTGATCGACCAGCTCGCGCTTGAGCGCGGTCTTGCGGTCCGGCGTCAGTGTTTCGACACCGTTGACCAGCACGTCGACGCTGGCGACGCCGGACAGCACCGATTCGGGATCGCCGGTGATGCGCGGCAGGACGGTGGTGGCGGCGACGCGGCGCGTCTCGTCCACGTAATATTGGTCGAGGTGAGAGCGTTGCGCCTTGTAGGCGCGTTCTGCCAGCGCGCCGCGCATGCGCGCGCGCAACAGGTCAGATTCCTGCTGTTTCTCGGGGAACCGCTGCCGGAAGGGCTCGAAGCGCCGGTCGAAAGCCTCCAGCCGCTCCGACAAGAATGTCCGCCCGTCGCCCTCGATGGCGTCCTGCGAGCGCAGATAATCCATCTCGACGTCGTTCTGCAGCTCGGTGGCGGCGATCTTGTACTGGTAATCATTCAGCCGGTCGCGCTCGGCTTCGGCCTCGAGAAACAGCCCTGAAATGGCCCGTCCCAGCCCCTGCAGCGCCCGCCCGGGCGCTTCCAGGGAGCCGGGGAAATTGCGCAGCGGCGTCGGATTGAGACCGACCTGGCGTTCGGTGCGAGGGATCTGGGGCATATCAGGCGATCTTGAATTTGCCGAGGCTGCCGAGCACGGTCGAAGCGGCGTTGATTATGCCGGCCCGCTTTTCGGCCTTGGCTTCCATGCGGTACGCCTTGGCCTGGTTCTCATACGCAACCGCCTTGGTCTCGGAGTTCCAGATGGTCGCCAGCTCGTCGGCGCGCTGATCGCCGAACGACTCCTGGTCGATGATCAGAGACGCCGAGCCGGCATAGGGGTTGACGCCGGATTTGGCGGCCACGGCGCGTGCGGTGGATCGCTGGCTCTCGTACCTGTCCTCGAGCCTGTCGGCCTCGTACAGGCCTTCCTGCCGCGCCACGCGGGCGTTAATCTCCTGGACCTTGGCGTTGTATTTGGCAACGGATGCGGCAGCATTGGCCTGCTGAATGGCGCCAATTGCTGAGACCGCTGTTCCGAGCAGCCCGATCACTGGTGCGCACATGGCATTATCCCGATGTGGACAATTCGGACACGATCCCGAGCAGTGTGAAGGGCAGGGGATCGTCGTGTTTGACATACACGTGGGCCTTGCGGTCATACCCGCCGGGAAACGGCACGCGGATCAGGCCGGTGTGCAGTGGTGGCGACCCGCCCATGGGGTCGGCGGGACTGCGATAGCTGATCGCTGTCTGATGGTCTGCATCCGGCCCTACGGTGCCGCCCAGCGAGCGATACACGCGCAGAAACACCTCGCTGATACGCTTCGCCCGCGACTGGGCCGTACCTGCCACCGCTCCTGCCTCCAGATCCAGGGTTTCGATGACGGTCCGAACCGGATAGCCCACATGCACGACCCCGGCAGCCACCGGCAAGCCGGTCACGATTCCGGTGTCGGACACGACCTTCGGGGGCACCACCGCCCCGTCTGCCAAGACGGTGACGGTCTGTCCGCGCAGGTGATACAGGCCGGACACCGTGGTGGTCGGCGTCCCGGAATAGGACAGCGAGCAATCGACGTACACTCCATCCGCCTTTGCGGCCGACTCCTGCAGCCCCGTGGTGAGCACCTCGATGTACCGTCTGACGCCGCCGGCAATGTGGCGCTTGACGACCATCCACACCTCGTCTCCGTCGTCGCCCGGGATGCTGGCGATGCGCTCGATCATGGCCGGCAGGCTTGCGCCGGCATCGGAATATCCGCCGAGCTCGTGCCTGTGCCAGGCAAACACCTCCTGCTCTCGTTCGTAGGTCATGCAGCAGGCGCGCCCGTCGCTACGGATTGCCCAGATCAGGGGGTCGGGTTCCGAGGTATAGGCGAATTCCACCACGCCGGGCCGGGTGATGTGCTCGGAGAAGATGGAGATATCCTGCGCAATATAGGCGTCCGCCTGGAACGAGTAGGTCAGCTCGCGGATGCGGTGCGCCGCGTTGGCCGGATTGCCGTTGCGCTGCCCGAAGATGACCGACGCGCTCACCCGGACGGGTGTGGCGGGCGACGATCCCCACGGGGTATGCTGGGCGATGCGCACATTTGAGGGCGTCAGCGCGTTGTCGCGATTGGTTCCCGAGACGATATACTCGGCGCTGGCCGTGCCGATTGCAAGAAACCGTCCCGACGACAGCCAGAGGATCTTGTCCACGTGGCCTGACACGATCTCATAGACGATGGCGTGATCGTCCTCGGGCCCGTCGAGGAAATCCTCGAAGGCGGCGCTGCGCGACGCCCAGACGGTTTGCGGCGCCTCGGTCGAGGCTGCCGCCCACAGCCGCTGCTCGTGAAAGACAATCACACTCGGATAGCCGCGCTTCCGGCTCCAGGCCCCCTCCTCCCACAGATTGGTGCGCCCCAAACCGCCGGTATCGCTGGTCACCGCAATCACACTGTGGGGCACGTGGTTGCGCACAACCCTGGCCGTGACGGACGTTGCCGACGCATATGACGTAATTTCAAGTATTACGCTGCTATCGTGCAAATAGACGGAATCAAAATATCTTGAACTGCTGGTGTCTCGCACGCGGATCACGCCCTGACTGTGCTTCGGATACGTCCATTCGTCCTGCCATTCATTTGCGCCTGTCAAATTTGACACGCCATAGACCTTGCCGTCTGTCGTATACATGTCGTTATTGTAGACTGACCTCCTGCCGTATGGCTGCGCAATGCCGGTGTCCTTGCCGGGCTCCCACAGGCGGAACAACGCCCCCACATGGTCGGCGCTGAACAACGCTTTGGTCGACGTCAGCGTGACGGTCGAGCCCGGCGCAATGGTCCCGAAGGAGGTTCGGGCAACGGTGGCAACGCCGCCCGACGTGTATGCGGTGAACGCCGTGCTGTCGACGCGCGTCTCCGCAATGGTCCACAATTCAAACGTGGTCGCCGTCACGTTGCGGCAGATGTAGCGCTGGTTATTGACCTGCGTCATGCCGCCGGCGGACGTGATCTCGACGCAACACCCCTCGCCGAACCCATGGGCACCGGCGGTGGTCACGACGGCGGGCAACGCCCGGGTGATGTTGGTGATATTGGCCGATCCCGTCACGTTGACCGACAGATAGTGATTCTGATCGGCGTTGATGGCGCGAAACGGACCGTTCGTGATCATGGCGTCAGTCAACGTCCACGCCGCATGGCCCGTGCGGGACAGCTTCGCGAGCGGGTGATTCCTGTGGGCGATATACATGACGTCGGCATGCTGCGCGAAAGTCAGCCCGTCGAGCTCGTCCTGCAGATATGGGGTTGCAATCTCGTAGATTTTCGCCGCCGAGCCGCCCGACGTGTAGGTACCGTAGCCGGATGTGTCGACGCCGGACAGCGCGAAGGTGTTGGCAGTCGCATTGGCCACCGTGAAACGGCGGTTGTTCAGCTCGACCATGCCGACCACCCCGGTCACCAGGATCTCGTCGCCATCCGCGAACCCGTGCGCCGTGGCCGTCACCACACCCGGATTGGCTTTGGTCACAGCCGAAATCGTCTTCAGCGGGTGGGTCACGATCGCCTGATCGCGATAGACACGGATATAGTTCGCGCCGAACTCGAGGATATAGGCCTGCTCCACGTTGAACTGGAACGGTACGAGCCGTGGCAGCTGGCTGCTCGTTTTCACCTCCGCCACGAATTTGGTCCCCGGCCGTTTGCGCACGCCTCCCGTCGCCATGACGATGCCGTTGAGCAGTGTGGCTGCGCCGTCGGCATATTTGCGCACATCGGTGCGCCCGTGGAGCTTGGGGGAAAACTCACCCCCGGTGAACGTCGCCTGCAGTGCCTGGACGCGCGCCATCAGTAGCGGCTCTCCACCCAGTACCCGGCGTCAATATTCCGCACGGTGCCCTCCAGGCTGTCCGTGTAGCGCGCCTCCCGCAGCATCGCCTCGTAGGCCTGATAGAGCTCGCGCACCATCGAGGCATTGTCCATCAGGCGGGGCGCGATCCTCGCCGCAATCAGATAGGCCAGGGTGTCGACAAACAGCACATCGAACTGGGTCGGGTCGGTGATGCGGGCTACATATTCGATCTTCACCGTTGCCGCGTCGGTCAGCAGTTTGCGCCCCTCGATGCGATACGGCTCCACGCAGTCGACGCTCACGACGCGCAGACAATCGTCGGGCAGATGGTATTCCCGCGCATACTCGAACACCGGCTTGGTCGTCAGCTGAGCCAGCTGCACGCGTCTGACGGCAAAATTCCACGTGTGGGCGCGCAACAGCGTGTCCCTGCACACCTCATATTCCCGGCTGCAGGCCTTCGCCGCCGGGTTGTTTTCAGCCAGAGACGTGATCTCGTCATGGCCGATGCGCGACAGCGCCAGATTGCAGATTGATACGTCCGATGTCATGGGTTACCTGTGCGATTCGCTCGGCATAACAGCCGTCGTAGGCCTTGCGGCCGATGTGCTGGAACCTGAGGAGCGTGTCGGCATAGACCGTGCCGCCCATCTCCCGCCACAGGCGGCAGAAGGTGAAATCCTCGCCGGTCAGGCATTTGAGGTTGTCGGTGGGCGGATTGTCGAAATCGACGCTCAGATCGAGCCCGAACAACGACCACGCTTTCCCCCCCGGCACATGGGAATCGCGATACGCGCGGTGCAGCGGGTGATCAAACGGCCGTGGCGCACCCGTCTGTGGATCGTGACTGTCGTAATGGCGCGCCATCGCCTCCAGGGCCGTGCGGCTGAGCCGCAGGAAGCCGGCGGGTATCGCCTCCATGGCCAGCAGGCCGTTGGCGTCCGGAACGGCGTCAACCAGCCGGCGCGCCGGAAACTCGAGCGGCTCTGTGCGCTTGGGATACACTCCTCCCACCACGTCGACCGGATGAGTGAGAAGGCGCAGCAGTGCGTCCGGCTCCCACACCACGTCATCGTCGATCATCACCAGATCCGTGCCGTCGCCGGCAAGGAATATCGCGACAATCTGGTTGCGCGCGCGGGGAATGAGGCTGTCACCGACCGAGAACCGCACTTCCACTGTCCACCCCTGCGCTTGCATCCCGGCAATGTCGTGCACAAGCGCGTGATACGTCTCCACGTGCGGCCGGCCCGAATAGCTCGGCATCGCCAGCATGATGTGGCGTTGGCTATCGTTCACTGTCTGTTCTCGCTGTGTCAAAAAAAGGCCGGGGACGTATCCCCAGCCTCCCGTCAGTCGATGGTGTAGTCGATCTCGACCGTCACCGTTCCCGCGCCGCTCGACAGATGCGCGGTAGTCAGCTTCAGCTTGATATCCAGCATCCCTTGCGGGTCCTTGGTTGCGCCGCTGACAAACTGCCACAGGCACTTGCCCCAGTCGGCGCGGTCCTTGATGAACTCCTTCGTGCCCGACGTCGAGCAGACGATACCATCATTGATAGCGTCGTCGTCGTCGGTAATATGCGACTTGCCGGGCACGTTGTACACGCCGATATTGAACGTCGCCGTCGTCGTGCCGAGCGCATCGTGCGAGATGCGCGAGGACCCGAGAATGCGTGCGTTCGAGGGGAGCCGCGCGACCAGATAGGTCGACGAGGTGCTGTCATCTGCTCCAGTCTCGAGCGTCTCCACCCATTTGCGCAGACGGCCGCCAGCAAGGCCGGGGGCCGCAATCTCGGGCTTGACCTTCGTCAAGCCCGTCATGATCCTGGAGCCCTTAAGGTTTACCACTGCCATGTTCGCCCTCCCTCATTATGCGCCGGGACCATTCGACGGATGACATGCGATATAACCGACCATGCCCTCCTGCATGCGGGTGCACCCAATGTCGATGCTTGAATACACCTGGACCGCGTAGTGCTTCTGCGGCAGCTCGCTGATGCGCGCGTACAGGTCGCCATTCATGCCCAGCCTCAGACCGCGCTTGTGATAGAACAGGACTTTGTCGTTGTTCGAGGCGTCCTGCTGGATATACTCGCTCTGGCGGAACTTGAACCCGCAATAGGTGTCTATCTCGCCGTGCACCAGCGCCTTGACCGACGCATAGTCGGCCGACGTTGCCTTCTGGGAGCTCAGCAGGCTTTCCATCTGCCTGGAATTGACCACGATATAGCGGTCTTGCGTCGGCACATGGTTGGCGTTCAGCAACCGGTGCGCCCGCAGCAGCTTGGCCACGTTCAGCCCATAGTTGCCCGAGGTGACGCCAGGATCGCGCACCGTGACGTCGACGATCATGTTGCTGTCAAACGGCGTCGCCGTCGTGCCGTCCACACCCGTATAGGCCGTTGCGGTTGCGGCCTCGATGATGCACTCGTCCATATCCTTCCCCAGCGCATCAGCTTGCGCTTCAGCGTACTCAGAGGCCGGATCGAACAGCATCCGCAGCTTGTCCTCACGATCAATCAGATCGGTGGCGTAGTAGGTCGTCGTTGCGACGCGCCGGCGCTGGTGCGGCGTATCGGAATATTCAACGTCCGAATGACGCCCACTTTTCTTGCGCCCCACCACGCTGCCAATCTGTTCGAAGTACGCCTGATTGCCGACGATTTTCTCGACAACCACGGTGTCGCGCAGCCGCGACCCCTTCTGTCGGACCAACTGGTCCACGTTCGCCCTGTACATATCGACGAACGATGTCTCGATTTGTCGAGACATGGTGATCTCCTTTCCTGATGATATTGGCTTGAGGTTCGTCGATGGTTATCCGGCAGTGCCGGGCCACAAAAAGAAGCGTTGAAGATGGCGGCCCGCTTCCAAAGCCATTGATCCGGGGGCGCTAAGTCCTTGTCCGGGTTCGCTTTTTGACGATATTCGCTGCCGTGGGCCGGGCGGCCGTGGTGCCGTTATCCGTAACGAAGCGATAATATCGGTCGGCGCGGGACAGGATCGCGTCCACGTCCCACGTCAACGCCTGATCGTCCGGTATCGCCAGACGCAGGCATTGCAATCTCACATCCAGCTCTGTCATGCGCATCAAAACTCCTGATGCTTGCGCTGATAGAGCTTGCGCAGCTCGTTCACGTGATGGTCGTGCAAGGGGTGGTTGCGGTCCATCAGGACCTTCTCGTGACGCTTGCGGTAGGTCTCGATCTGTGCATCCCAGTCGGCCGGGCCCTGCGTCTCGCGGCCGGGCTTCTTGAGCGTGGTATCGCCCATCATGTCCATCCCGATACGCCCGAACAGCTTGATCACGCGCGGATCGTCGCCGCTCTTCGTCTGCTCCAGCCAGGCAATCAGGTCCTCGTCCCCGTACCGCGCCAGCACCGCCTGCGCCGACGTCTTGTATGTCTCGAACCGGTCGCCCAGCTCGCGCTTGATCCGCGCGTCACGCTCCTCCGCATACCGGCGCTGCGCGTCCACCGCGCTCGCATGCGCCTCGAGCCGCTGCTGCACACCCGTCTCCATCAGACGCTCGAACTGCCGCTGGCTGATCCCGTTCGCATGCGCCCAGGTGCGCCAGAACTTCTCGCTCTCCTCGTCCCACGTCATCCCATCCGGCAGGTCCGGACGATCAAACGTATACTTCTCCGGTGTATCCGGACGGCCCAGAGTCCGGTAGACCCGATCCCACCCCTCCTTGTCGTTCTCGTCCTTCGGCAGCGGCACCTTCTCATGCGAGAGCAGCTTCTCCAATGACACGTAGCTGCGTGCCAAATCCTTGACAGACTTTATCTTTTTGAGCGTCTCGGCTTGGCGCAGGTCCTCGTCGAGCTGCGTCCGCCAATCCTCTGCGCCCGCAGAGGCCGGAGAATTCGCAGCAGGCTCCGCAGACGCCGGCGAAGCACCTTGCGCACCAGGCTCCGCAGGTGATCCGGAGCCCTCAGGAGTCGTGCCCCGAGCCAAGCTCGTCAAAATGGTTGATTCCGTTGATTCCGTTGTATCCATGTCCATCCGATAAATACTCCTCCAGGCCCGACCTTATCGCCCGCGCGCGTGCCAGGAAATCCTGCGGTTCGTAGACGAGATAGGTCATCGCGCGCAGCACCAAAGCGCGCATTCCCTCCAGATACGCCATGCGCAACGGGTCGCCCGGCTCGATCGGGCGCATCACGTGCGAGGACACGATCAGATCGTTGAACACGCGCTGTCCGGCTTCCGAGCCGAATACCGTGCGATAGTCCACCGCCCGGTCGGCGTCCGTGTAGAGCCGCTTCTCCGTGCAGGGCCGCCGTCTCGCCATCGCGCTACCCGCTGGCACCAGGCGTCACCACCCCAGGCAGCGCCTGCAATTGCTCCCCTGCCTCCGGCAGAGCCGCCAGCAGCGCCCCAAAATCCAGCGGAGCACCGGAGGCAGCCGCAAGGTCTCTCGCGGCTCCAGCGCCCTGCCTTGCGATCTGAGCCGCGGGTCCACCCAACTGCTGAACCGCCTGGGTCGCCTGATGCTGCTGCCGCTGCAGCTCCTCGTCCTCCGCCGACGTCAGCAGCTTCGGGTTCAGGTTGAACAAATCCGCCAGATAGCGCACCACCTCCTCCAGGTTGAACACCCGCGCCATCACCGTCGGATCAGCCTGCGCCAACGGCATCGCGTACTGCACGACCTGCAGCAGCGCATCCGCTTCACCCTGCTTCTGCGCCGTCGCAATCGGCGAAACAAACTCCACAGTGTAGTCGCGCCCCGAAATCACCTCGGGCTCCGGTGGCAACACACCCAGGCGGTGCAGCAATTGCATCACCCGCGACACCAGCGGCCCGAGCAGCTCCGCCTCCAGCCGCCCGACAATCGGACCCAGCAACCGCATCCGCTCCTGCGCGCGCTGCCGCACCTCCGTCGCGGTCATCCGCACATCGGTCACAAACTGGATCACGTCGGCAAAAAAGGTCGTCCTGATGCGGTTGCGCACGTCCTCCATCATCTGGAACGTCACCGGCAACCCCGTCGAGACGGGCATCGGGAATATCTCGCCCCGCGACCCGCGGTAGAAATTCAGCCCGCCCGGAACCGTCCGGATCGGGCCCATAAAGCCCTCGTGCGGCAGAAACAGCGGCGGATCGGCGACCTTCTGCGCCGCCTTGATCGTCACCAGCATCATCGCCTGGAGCATTTTTGTGTCGGGCAGCGCGGTCATCCCCTGCGACCGGCCGTACAATTCCCCAGACCGCTTCGACCACCGCGGAACCATATACGGGAACTCGGGGAATCCGCCCTCCTCGAGCACATGAGCCGTGGCCTCCTCGTAATACACCGAGGCGAACGGCATCGTCTCCCGCCTCCGCCCGGACGCCTGCCGCTGCGGCCGCGGATACACCGCGTGCACCACCCACACCAGACTGTCGTGGAGCCCGCTCTCGTACAGGCGCCGAACGTTGTCCGAGACCGCCTCGAGGCCGAACAGCTCCACCAGCTGCCGGACGGCGTACTCGGTCCGTCCGTAGACTGTATCCACGACGCCTTCGGCGTTCTCGGCGATGTAAAACTGGCTCAACGGCTTCGCCTCGAACAGCAGCCCGCCACTGTCGCGCAGTCCGCAGAACAGAATTCCGGTCCCGAACGCCGCCAGATCGTGATAGATTTCGTGCAGCGCCGTCGTGAAATTCGTGCCAGGCGCGTACATGCGCGCCCACATGATCTGCTCGACGTCAGCCAGCCACTGCTTCACCTCGTCCATGTCGTTCAGCGCATCGTCCGTCATGCGCAGCGAGAACCATTTGCTAGCCGGATTGGTCGCCACACCGTGCAGCCCCGCCGCCAGCAGCTCAACGGCGTGAATCGCCGTGGAGTCGTAGACCGCCAACATGGCTTTCTCGCCGGGCTGGCGGCGGCCGGTAAACCCCGCTTTGCGCGGGGACATCAGCTCCGCGATCTCCTGCCAGTGCGATTCCCACGTCCGGCGCTCGGTCTGCAGCGTGGCCAGACGCCGCCGGAGAGACTCGATCTCGTCCTGCGCAGAGTGTGTCCGCTGCCGCGGCGTCAGCATATCGTCGGTCACTCAGACACCTGCCTCACGCGCCGCCCAGCGTGACGCGCTTTCCCGTCCCGGGCGCTGCGTCCGGAAGACCCTCGCTGCCCGTCAGAATCGTCGATTGCGGGCCGGACGCAGCGCCCACCCCTGCCGCGCGTTGCCGCTCCCGGAGCCCCTCCAGATTGGCGTCACGCTCCGTCGGCGGCGGCGGCGGCGCCTTGGGTTTCGGGGCCTTGCTGGACATGCACATCGTTGTTCCCTCCGTAGGTTGATTTCAGCCAAACAAACCGTTGATAGTCCCCGCCGTCCTTGCCCAGACAGCGGGCCGGCGGCCCTTCGGCGGCACCGCCCAGGGCCTGGATATATTTCAGGCTCTCCGCGTGCTCGAGACGCGCCGTCGCCTGCAGCCGGTGCCCCAGCCC